CCCCTAAGACATCAGGGATGGTGTCTTCGTGAAACAAATGTGATTGCAGAACGTGGCGTACCGGGTGTTTAATCCGCTTCCGCCGCCGTGCACTTGCTGGTTTCTACCAACTATCACATTTTATCTGTATGGAAGGTTAGTTTAAATGGTAACAACTAGATATAGGTTTAGAGTTGCTGGTGTTGACCCAAAGGTCAACAACCACGGTGCGTGGAATGCTCCGATTTTCTTAGGGGCATTCCGTGATAAGACTACCGTTTTTAATAACGGCGTCCCAACGTATGGATGGGGTAACCCATACAACTCTCAGACCTTTGCACCGGACGTGTCCGCTTGTTTTGTTGAACAGACTTGGGATGAGGTTCATCCTCGTTCTCGTCGTCGTTCGACGGAATTTTCCGAAGGGAATGTTCCGTTTTACAACACTGGTGGCCCGTTCTTAAATGTGCGTATCAACACGGCTCTCCCTGTTAACGGGATTGTCGGGTCGGGCACGTATTACAATACTAGTGGATCTCGTCGGTATGAAGGCGGGTTTAAACCGCCGAGTAATACTGATTGGGGTGGAGGGTGGAGTGAAACTCCCCTGTCCTACACTGGTCAATCAAATGCGTTGTTACCCGATGTTGCTGCCTACTTTGACCGGGCTTGGCGCATGGCCAAACCTAAGTTGGAGATGGCCAGCTTATATGTGTTTCTCCGAGAGATCGGAGATACCGTTCCTATGTTACAGACGTCGGCGAAAGCCTTAGGGCTTAGCTGGCAATCTGAAACTATTTCTAGGGGCGGGATGACACATGGTGCCTCGCTTTCATCTAGACAGATGGAAGCTAAGGACTTAGCTGAACACTTCATCAACCATGAATTTGGTTGGGCTCCTTTCCTAGGAGATCTTAAGTCGTTTTATACGACTTATCTCGACGCTACCGAAATCGTTAAACGAATTACTGACGAAAACGGTAAGTGGGTTAGGAAGTCGGTCGGAGTTGCAAAAGACAGTAGCGAAGTGGTTATCCTTGATCACACCGAGCCGTATAACTCTGTAAGTTATTCGATCCCGGTGTTCCCGACGGGTTTCCCTTCGGATTTCTTTGTTTCACCGCCGTCGTGGGGGATTGTAGAGAAAACCTCTCTATCCATCCATGCTAGCGGGAAATTCAGATTCTACCGTCCCGAATTTGATATTACGTTGCCCGATTATAACTCGGCCTGGAAACAGGTAATGAGAGCCGTTAAAATATACGGCCTCGAAGTCAACCCATATCATATTTGGCAAGCTACACCTTGGACGTGGCTGATCGACTGGGTGACTAACATTGGATCATACATCCAGCGTATGTCAGATAGCCTAGAAGATCAAGTCGCGGCCGCATATTTCTACATCACTGCCCACAAGACGGTTGAGCGTACCTTCACGGTAAAGCTGCCGTTTGCTGCTGGGCTTAAAACTCTGTCGTTTGTCCGTTCTTATACGGCCAAGCAGAGGGTGAGTGCAGATAGTCCATATGGATTCCGCACCTCTTGGGATTCGCTATCCCCGGAGAGATTAGCGATTCTAGGTGCTCTCGGAATCACACGCCATGGCTTAGAAGGCCATGGCCGATGAATTTCACGATCACTGTGGATCATTCCTCCAGTATCTTAAATTGAAAGTTTCATCCCTTTGGGAAGGGGATGGATCGGTACTGGGTTAATTCCCATTAACTTTAGGAGGTCAACCTCAATGTTTAGCGATCCAAGAACTGTTACTGTTGCAACTGTTGCTAAATCACTTGCTAGAATTCTGACACAGGGCATGCGCTCTGTGTATCAGACTGCTGACAAGTTTCTTACTCAAACGATTTCACATCAGGAGAGTAAGAATCGCGTACGATCACTCGTGCGCTATGATGAGCATACAATCGTCCCTGACCCATTGACTTCGGTTAATGCATGGGCCGATTTGTCCATTCAGATCGTCGTTGATAGACCCTTGACTGGGTTTACTACAACGCAGATCACGGACCTGTGGTCAGCTATTAAAGCTGACATGGATAGTACATTTATGGCTAAAATCGTCGGCGAGGAATCGTAGACGATTTGGTCATTTAGCTTTAACGTACAGACAGTACAGTTTCACATTGTTCTTCCAACTGCTTTTGAACATGCGTTTGGGGATTGTTACCCATTTAAGTCCATTCATCTTTGGATGGCTGCGTTCATTCTATAAGCAGGAACAATGTGGCTAAGCGTTGCGGTTTGATGGCAACCTCCCTCTATAGGAAGGAACCATGAAAAGCAACGTAAGTGACTTTCTGGAGGTGATCGAGCAAGTCTATAGAGACGCCTCGATCAAGTGTTCCGCTGATGTCTTTGATTTACGTGACCTGGAAACTATCAGATCACGGGTCGAAAAGGAGGGGATCTCGTTCTTGACGATCACCCTGCCCAACTTCTGCAAGGACTTCGAAAGATGCCTTGAAGAAGGGGTTATTGACTCAACGCGTTTCCAGGGCTTTTACACCCCTAAGCGCGAAGCAATCCCTGCTTTTATGCAAGGTATGCTTAGTCAAATTTTCGACAGAAAGACAGGAAAGGTTGTTCCCTATGATAAACCCTCAAATAGTTGTGAAACTACTCAAGGACTGGTTGCCGGTGATTTTTCTACTATTGTTGAATCTGTACGGCAGGTATGTCGTACTTTCAGCAAAGTGGAAATGGACTGTACCCCCGAAAGAGTACAGGCCGCCATCGGTAGCTTCAAGGGAATTGAAGCAGATTTTCAAGAGTTTTCGCTACCAGAAGAGGAATGTGCCGAGTTTTTGGCTGTTTCTCGCCTTGTCTGGGATAATATGTTTCGGGATTTTCGCCCTGACAACATATTACCAAAACATGGCCCTGGAGCGACCGCCGATCGTATATCCGGAAACGGAAAATATCTTTGGCGGCGCTGGCATGAGCGTCTCGAGCCTTACTTCCCTCTGGTTGATAATGGATACCCTCTTGGTATTCCACCCGAATCAGAGGAGCTCGAAATAGTAACGCTGGTGCCTGAGAGCGATGAGCAACCCGTGAGGGTAATCACCGTTCCTAAAACTTTGAAGTCACCTCGTGTCATCGCGGTTGAACCTGTCTGCATGCAGTTTGTGCAGCAAGGGATTCGAGACTATCTTTATGATAGGATTGAGTCTTACTGGCTAACTGAATCACGAATTAATTTTCGTGATCAGACAAAAAACCAGGAACTAGCGCTGGCATCGTCATGCGACGGCCGGTTGGCAACAATCGACTTATCTGAGGCGAGTGATCGAGTTCCGCTCGATCTAGCTTTGCAGATGTTCGATGGAAATCCAGTTTTAAGGGATTCTATCGAAGCATGTCGTTCAACGAGAGCGCGATTACCTGATGGGACTATAATAAGCCCCTTACGGAAATTCGCGTCAATGGGGAGTGCTCTTTGTTTTCCGGTTGAAGCCATGTACTTCTACACTGTGTGTGTAGTGGCCCTCCTGAAGGCAAATAACCTATCCTTCACTCAGAGAAATGTATTTCTTGTTTCTCGTGATGTGAACGTGTACGGGGACGATATTCTGTGCCCCGCCACGAATGCGGAAGTTGTTCTTGCTCACCTGCGAAAGTACAATTGCAAGGTGAACATCCACAAAACTTTCTATCGTGGAAACTTTAGAGAGTCTTGTGGTGTTGATGCATATGCGGGTTACGAGGTTACACCTACGTATATTCGTCAAGTGCGTCCTAAGAACAAGCAGCAACACGCTGAGTTAATCTCATGGTGCGCTACTGCCAACCTCTTTTATAAAAAGGGTTATTGGCGTACGGCCTCTCTCATGTTTCAAAAACTTGAGAAGATACTCGGGCCTTTGCCTTATGTGTCAGAGACATCCAGCGTGTTGGGCAGATATTCGTTTCTGGGGTACGAATCCGTCGAAAGGTGGAATCGTAATTTACAGCGCTTTGAAGTTAAAGGCTGGACACCCCAGCCAGTCCATCGCTCTGATGAACTGGACGGATGGGCTGCGTTGGCTAAATGCTTCATGAAAATGGAGACGACTTCTAAGGCGGTGTTTGGAAGATCCAAGGCCCAAGAAGCCAACGGATTCCAGGTTCGAGTCCTGGCCCGCCTCCAAGAACGTTTTCTAAACGTGGAGCAAACCTTCGATCAGCTTGACGCGTGTAATATTCGCATGTTACACGCAACAAATGCCGATGAAGTGCCTCTTTCCTATGCTTACAGACCCTTACAGGATCTGCTTGCTCAGGATGAGAAGCATCTTACTCGCTCTGCACTGCACGGCGCAGTCACACTTTCACGCCGTTGGGCCCCCACTCACTAGTGGGGGGTTGGGGTTAAAATCCCATTAGGGTTGCATTACAGATAGTCTAAGGACTTCTGGCAGAGCAGCAACCCTGCC